TCTGCGACTGCGCCGTACCACATTCCTAGCTGCTTGCTAACATCTTGAATTTCACGACCCGCGCCAACCAGCATTTTGACACCTTTAAAGGCGGCGTTAGCTGTGGCAAATGCTGTGATTGGGTCTATCATAGACGCACATTTATCCTAGATCATGTCGTTACCGTAACTGCACCCACAAAGCCTGTAACCGAATTGCCGCGTAAATTGGGTTGATTTGCAACGACTATTTTTATTTGCCCCATGATCCCTGCGGCATCTCTGTATTGAAACAGACTGCCCACTTCTAATCCCTGATCGTCCGTCTGTAAATTGGTCAAAACTAACGCCGTATTTCTACCTTCTCCGGGGTTCTGCATTTGATCTAAGTACACGGCAAAGGACCGGATAACCTCATCAAAGTACGTCTGGTCATATTCCTGCGGCGGAATGGGAAAAAACGGGCGAACTAGATTCCTAGACATTAGCGTCTGCCGTCAGGTCTAACTTCGACTCTGGGAGTGCCCAAACGCCAAGTGGTTTCTGTCCCAGTGCTTTCTACCTTTAAGTTAAAGGACCGTCCGCGTAACCGCGTTCGCACTTCTTTAGTAAACTGCTCAACAGGCGTTGAGGCTATCTTATCTACTACGTCAGCGTCCGTCTCCAAGTATTTACCACCCGGAAAGTTTCTAACCCCTAAAGTAAACGTAGCTGTAGGCGTGTTGGCAGTGGAGTCGCGGAATGTGATATCTGGTATGATGCGAGACAAAAACGCAAACTGATCCCCGTCACCTAAGTCTATCTGACTGCTTTCGATGTGTGAGGCAATAGCGGACGCTGGAACTGTGCTGCCGTCATCTAAACCGTTTTCGTGTTCATACAAGTAATGATCAGAACCTGCGGCTATGGGCAATGCGTCAACGCCACGGTCCACCCAAACTGTTCGATCTAACGTGCCGTAATACCAAACTTGCTGCTCATAATTAAACACAACATACCTGTCATTTTCGTCACTACTGGCAGACGGGTAAAACCACCATATCTCCGAAAACGAGCTATTGTTTGCCGCAGTTACCTTTTGAATTTGTTGTTCGTTAAAGTCGGAAAACACGTAATCTTTGACCGTACAGGGCAGCTTGTTAACAGCACCTGCATAAACATAAAACTCTTCGCGGCCCATCCAAAACACGTTGTCATTTACAGCGATAGCGCACAACGGACTTGCCGTAGTAATGTTTTCTGAAACAGTGTTAATACCAAACGTAAATGGCGGTCCAAGAAACTGCATGGCGTGTAACGATACATCTGTAAACACTAGAACCTGTTGTCTGGTTTCTACAGCGGTTACAATCTCCGAACCAGAACCAATGCGCAAATCACCCGCTGTGTTAGTGGCCTTGGCTGACCAATCTGTTAGGCTTTCTTGACTCCCAAAACGAATAAGCAAAGGGTCTTGCGTACCTATTGCCGTTTCTGGGTCACAGCCAAAAGCTATAATGTGCCTGTCTTTGTCCGAAACCAATACCTGCTTTGCAATAGTCGGTATGTTATCCGTCGCTACACCTAAACTGGAAAGAGATACCGCCCTTGCTGTAACGCCATTTGTCTTGTCCCAGTAAAATATACCTTCGTCGCGAACGTTCATTAACAAGTCTTCGCCAAAGTTATCGTGGCTCCAAATACGAAGAGTATTACCGCCAGCGGTAAGGTCCGAGGCCGAGTCCCACGTACCGCGTCCCCAAGTGCCTGCGCCCCAGCCAGTGCCTTGAACAGAAGTATCCAGCCCCGTGTTGATTTGGTACGCGCCCACAGAAGAACCGCCGCCATTACCGCTGTCGCTTGTGTTTGCAAAAACAAACGTTTGGTTTAATCCAGACGTTGTCGTTATTTCAGAGATAGTTGCTACAGCCCTAGCTTCTATTTGAAAAACGGTAGCACTGACAACATGCGTTACTTGATACTCTTGGTTTAAAACGTTTGCAGTAATTACACCGCCAAGGGTTGCTGCCCCTGAGAAAGTTACAAAGTCATTTTCTAACGCGCCGTGACCATCAGAATCCGTAACGGACAGAGTACAGCACGTTACCGCTACGCCGTCAGAATGCGCCGCTGCTGTTGTTCCGTTAACGCCACGCACACAACCTGTAAGTGTGGCACTACTAATTGCACCGTAGGTTATTTGCTCTGAGCCAATAAGAATACGTCCACCACCTGTAGGAAACCCGCTGGCGCTGTCCATAACAATAGATTGTGCCTCGGCGCTTATTGCTCCGTCCAGAGTGTCAGCCCCCGCTGCGAACGTGACCGCAGAAGACGCTACCCGTAAAGGTGTAATGTCTTTGTATGCGCCGCCCTCACTAATATAATACTTGAGGCCCGTACCCACACCAATATATTTCTCGCCTGACAAAGCCATCCAAGGGTGTAACGCACGGCACGTTCCAAGAAAAGCGTTGTCTGAGTTCTTAACCCAACCGCCTATTTTCTCAGGAAAGCCCATGCGAAAGCGTATTTTATCACCATCAAACCAACCGCCTTCGTTACTATACGAAGTGGTTTCTCGGTTAATTCCGGGTTTAAACTGTAACTTTGTTAAGGGCATTAGGCATCATTCTTTGCATCTGTAGTAAAGAAAAGTTTTATTCCTAAAAGTCTAGCATCTCCTGCCTGACTATCCGCAGAAACGTCCCGCATTACTTGAAAATATGTTTGTGTGTCCACTGCGGCACTAGCAACTGTTACCGCGCCACTAGCCGCTGAAACAGTCATGTCGTTAGAGGTTCCGCTGAAAGCCTTTGCCGTGGCTACCACATTAGTTCCAAAAGCAGTATTTACTGAAGCATCGTCTGCTATGCTTACGCCTGACAACCCCCAAGCTACAGTGCCTGTATCTGTTCCCGTGACGGTCCAAAAGGCTTGAAACGTGATCGTTCCCTCATTCCAAGATTTAGGGAAGCAAACGGTAAACTGCGCGTTCTCATCAGAGCTTGCATCAAAGTCTAAGCACTTTAATTCAGGACCATTAGAAAGTTCTAATTGAGCCAACCCCGCGCAACCGTTTGTGGTGTTAGGGTACATCGCGGTTGCGGGTACATATATAGTTTCTAAACCCGCGACCTTTACCGCTACAGAGTCATTGGTCAACGCCCCTGCAACGTCACCTGCACCCGAAATGTCTAACGTTGCTGCGTCTAATTCACCTGTAAGCGTAAGATTACGCAGGCTTGCCACATCTTTATTAGCGTCCGCCGTTACAGTTTTACTTGCTACAACCGTACCAACAGCCGCGCCTGTGTCGTTATAGTTTAACTCAGCCGCAGTAGAAGTCACGCCGTCTAAAATGTTTAACTCAGCAGTAGTAGAAGTCACGCCGTCTAAAATGTTTAACTCAGCAGTAGTAGAAGTCACGCCGTCTAAAATGTTTAACTCCGCCGCAGTAGAAGTCACGCCATCCAAGATATTTAATTCAGCGCCCGTAGAAGTAACGGTAGTACCAGCCAGTTTCAACGCAGCAATAGCCGTGGTTCCCGCTAGGTTAGCATCTGTCAGCAAATCATAAACCACGGCGGCGGAACCCTGACCATCCGTTGCAATCATTTTAACTTCGCCAGCGGCTACTGCAACGTTGGCCCCTGATCCTTGAGAAAAAGTCAGCGTTGCGCTGGTCGCGTTTTCAATCATCCAAACCTTAGACACAGTATTAGGTGCCAGTGTGACCGTACAGGCTTGACCGCCGCCAGTGCATTTAAGGTAGAATGAACGGGCTTGATCTGAAGTGCCGTCAGCCATTGTAATAGTGTGTGTGGACGCATCCGCTATGGCCTCAGAGCCGTAAGAAAACGCCTCACCAATAAGTTCTAAGTTAGCGTTGGTTTTAGTTCCCCACGTACCAGACGCTTCGCCAGTACCAATCTCTTCTAACCTTAGATCGTTTACATATGTACTAGCCATGTCATTATCCTATGCCGCAATGTCCGTCCAAGACGGTGTTTGTGAGGGAGTTATAGCAGAGAAGTTTGAATTTTGCGAGGGTGTGATTTCACCCCAAACAAGAACTGATCCAACTGAACCCGTAGCCGAAAGACCCGTCACGTTAGCATTGGCGTCACCCTCTACAGTAACAGAACCAACAGAGGTTGTTCCCGCAGATGGTCCCGTAACCGTAACTACCGCGCTAACTGCAACAGTTCCAACAGCCCCTGTTCCTGCCACGCCCGTTACAGCGGTATCTACAGGAACATTACCAAACCCCGCTACGGAGTTGTCAGCTAGTGGGGCAAATCCTAACATTAGCTAGGCTCTGTGGGCCATGTGATATTGTCATGCCACCCCTCACAACCGACAAAAATATTATTTAACGCTGCAATGTAGCTTTCGTCTGTCGCTGTTTCTAAAAGGTAATCTCGCTTCAGAAGAATATTCATACATATTACCGCATCTGCTATTACTTCATCAGATGACGTTCCTACGATTGGGTTTGTGTGTGTTGGAATAGTCATATTTATGATCCCGATAATGAAAAGACACCAGCGGCTCTATAGAAGCTCCCGCCAAATACCTTATAATCGTTGCCAGTGCTGTAGTCCCCTAAAAAATAGGCAACCCCCATCGTAGCTCTATTCGACCTATTGTTGGATACCAGTGTTGTTGCCCCGGCTGGAAAGCTAGTCGAACCACTAACGTATCCGCCATTACCTACAATTCGCAAAGTATTAATGTTTGAAGTTGCGGGAAAATTTAAAAATTGAGTGCTGTTCGTTGAGGTTCTGAGATCCGCTTTAGACAGGCTCGTCATAGCCCCTCCGGGCATACGAATGATTGCCCACGCCCCGTTTTCAATTGACGTTCCAGAGAAGCTGGTTTCTCCTCCACTCATTATTTTATAACCCCCTATGACACCTTCGTAATACGTTGAGCTACTAGCGCTCCATTGAGTTGCAGAATTTATTGGGCCAAATGCTGTTGTAAAACCACTGGGTAAATTCATAGTCTCTATATTTGTCATTCTGCCATTGTAAAAAATTCCAACATCACCAGCAAGAACTGTTGCTCCAAAACTGCTTGTACCTGTCCCATATGCTACCACCACTGGCTCTGGGGATGTTCTATTAGCAAAAGAACCAAAACCGCTGACGTTATATCCAAAGCCTGTCATGTTAAAACCCTACGCATCATTCGCTGCATCAGTGGTAAAGAACAATTTAAGGCCAACTAACCTTGCCGCTCCCGACTGATCGTCAGCACTTGTGTCTCTATTTATCTGAAAAAAGCACATGTCATTGGCCGCTGGACTGCCAGCGATAGTTACAGCCCCGCTTTCTGCGCTAACCATTAAATCATTTGAGGTGCCAGAAAAAGCCAACGCGGTTGTTGCTACTTGAGTACCGAACGCAGTGTTTATACTATCATCGTTGCTAACGGCGATAGCCGCCAACTGCCACGCGACTGTTCCAGTATTCGTTCCTGTCACAGTCCAGAATGGTTGAAAGGTTATTGTTCCTTCGTTCCAAGACTTGGGAAACGCTATAGTAAACTGAGCGAAATCATCCGCTGCCGCTGCAAAGTCCAGCACTTTTAAATCAGGCCGTAACGCTGTTGTTTCTACTTGGGTCAGGTCGCTACAAGGGTTGGTTGTGCTTGGATACATAGCCGCTGCGGGAACATAAATGCTTTCTTTGCCAGCAACTTTAACCGCTGCGCCACCTACCGTTGCTGCGCCGGTGACTTCTACACCCGTGGCTGTTGTGGCGATTTTGGCTGCATTGTCGTGATATAGAGTAACTGCGCCATCAGGAACGGCAACAACCATATTTTCATTGCCAGTTCTTTTTAGCAATTTAACCATAGTATCAGAACGTATCGCAATGAAACCACTATCCGTATCATCAATTAGAGAGTTTGTACCATCGTGAAAAATCTGCAAATCAGACCCAGCACCAAACATTGCTTTTGCATTGTCAGGAAACAGAATATCATCAGTGCCTGTAGGTATACTAAACACCACAGCATCTGCATCGTTTTTAAATGTAATGTCTGAGGTGCTACCCTGTCCTGTAAGAATAAGACCTTCTGCTGATGTGTAGCCTACTGCTGCGTTATCACCTGCTGCTGTGTCTCCTGCTGGCTCTACTGTGCCTGATGCAATTACATCGCCCGTTACAGCAATACCTGTGGAGGTGGTGGCTAGTTTGGGGGAGCCGTCATAATACGCAGTAACAGCCCCATCAGCGTCAGCCGCTAAGTAATTCCCACCTGTGGCATCTTTTAGTCGAAGGTTTGTAGCCCTGATTTCAAAATTACCGCTTCCTGTTTCCCGAATGTAACTTTTACCATCAGACCCATCATGGTAAATCTGTAGGTCAGACCCAGCGCCAAACATTGCTTTAGCATTGTCAGGAAACAGAATATCATCAGTGCCTGTAGGTACAGTAAACACCACAGCATCTGCGTCATTCTTCAGTGTAATGTCTGAGGTAGAACCCTGACCAGTAAGGATCAAGCCCTCTGCTGCAGTGTAACCAATAGCAGCATTATCACCAGCCGCCGTGTCACCAGCAGGTTCTACTGTGCCTGATGCAACTACATCGCCTGTAATTGCCACCCCAGTGTTAGTGGTGGCGAGTTTTGAATTACCGTTGAAATGCAAACTTACGTCACCATCATCAGCAATGATAATCCCGTTTTCACCAGCCTTTGCTTCAAGGACAATATTACCGCCATCATCATCATCTACGTTTGAGCGTATGTAAATATTGCCTGTATTATTATCTATGTAGCTGTGAGTTGCGTTATGATAAATCTGCAAATCAGACCCAGCACCAAACAGGGCTTTTGCATTATCAGGAAATGCGAGGGACGTTCCTACTGAACCTGTGTTTAAAACAGGAGAAGTAAGCGTCTTGTTTGTAAACGTTTGCGTTGCGGCAATACCCGCGATTGTGTCTGTAGTCGCGGGTAACGTGAGCGTCACGTTTCCACTAAACGATCCGTGAGCGGGAGCTTTTATCTCAGCATAATGCGCGTTGCTTGACTCGCAATAAAACTTAACAACAGACTGTGATCCGCTGTTCTTTAAGTCAATAACACCCGTTGAAATGCCGACATTTGCAACATCAATACTGCCAACAAAGTCAACGTTCGTGCCGCCTGTCGGTATGGAAATTACCGCAGTGTCCGCATCGTTCTTAATGGTTATGTCGTTCGTGCTGCCTTGGCCCGTCAGAATTAAACCTTCGGCACTGGTATAGCCCATAGCGGCATTGTCACCCGCAGCCGTGTCACTGGTTGCCTCTACCGTGCCACCCGTAATAACACCTGTCGTAGTTAACGAGTTAGCCCCATCATTAACAAATATGTCCGCCGCAGACGCAGTAATGAACACCTCCCCGCTACCGCTAAGATTAATAGCATTGTCAGAGTTAGAGCTTTCCGTGACATTCCGTGTGAGCGTTGTGCCGCTAGAGGTGTAAACACCGCTTCCTATCTCGAAGTTAGTGCCGTCTTCTATCGCGTACCTGACCGTCTGACCATTAGTTATGCCAGCTTGTGCAAAGGTCTGATACCCTGACAGGGCGCTGCCCAAGGTAATCGTTCCAGTACCCGTGGTACTGGTGGACATTTTTGCACGATTTCCAAGAACAACTGCCATGTTATGCTATCCGTATAATTGCGTTACTTGCATCCGCTGTAGGAAAAACAATAGTAAAGTCACCAGAGCTTGCGCCCTTATCTGCTCCAAAGTCTAAAACAACCACAGACGGGTCGCCAGTAGCTGCTTCGTTGTAGATCAACCCACCTCTTACAGAAGAGATTGTTACGTTAGAAAACGTTTCGTTTGCAAACGAGGTAAGTGCCGTTGTGCCGCTAGTGGTCGGATTTACGCTTGTTAGGAAGTTACCTTTCGCAGTGTAATTTGTTCCTGTAACTTCGTTGCTACTGGTGTAAGCAGTTGTTGCTGCGGTAAAGCTGGCGCTGTTTGTGTACAAAGCCATTTTAAACTGGTCGCTTGCTGCGGTGAAATTGTGTGTGCCTGTCATCAATTCTTTTTTAAAAGATGTACACATGAAGTTGCCTGAGAACGCCATTTACATTTTCCTTATATATTCGGCTAACGTGGGATGCCCCGCTTCTTTAATTGCATTATATACCGTAGTACGGTCACTTTGGATAGCCTGTTTCATATAGATGACCAGTAGCTTCTCTATGCTATCTCGGTATGCAATCGCTTGGTCCCGCAAAGTATGGTGCGCGTCCTCAGAGAAAGCAACGATTTGACCTACGCAACGGTGCGCCACCTCTTCAGGAGTAGCACCACGATTATTAGTGGTTTGAACCTCAACCTTAAACTCTCCGAAAGACATATTGTTCATTGTTTAGCCCTTACGATCTGACCTGTACGGTACTCATCAGTAACTTCTTTAGCCTCACCAAGCATTTTAAGGCCCATAATTGCTTCACCAAAACGCTTTTCATACAAAACCTGCAAGTCTTGTTCGCCCTTCATAAACACGTAGGCTTCCATTAAGCTACCATATAGCAAAGCCACTTCTGCGTTTTGACTAATCCAAGATTCTGTTGTATCAGCACTAACAGCAGACAGAATACCTGTTGCTCCGCTAGAACTGCCTGTTATTGTTTCGCCAACAGTAAAGTCACCCGCAGGAATAACCACCTGTAATGTAGTAGAAGACGGCACAGTTTTTACAACGGCAGACTGCAAACTGGTAGAACCCGTTGCCTTGTCGCTTGTAGTAAACGTCTGGCTGTTAACATTTGTCATAGTTAACGTAAACGTGCTTTGAGTTAGACTAGTTGGTCGATAAAAATAATGCAACTCAACCGTGTAACCGCTATTAGGTGTGGGCGATATTATAAAGTTATCAACATCAAACTGTCCATAATAACGCGGTGAACCCGTAGTGGCAGGATTGGGATTAAAGGACTGCAAAAAATCCGCGTCCTTAAAATCCAAGAAAACTTGATTGCTACTAGCATCCGTGTAAGACAACGAAAACGGCGCAAGAAAATCAGACGGACACGTTAAAAACTTGTTTGAATCACTCATAACTCCGCTGGCGTTACGTTGGAACAAACTTAACTGAACGTTTTTTAAAATACGTTCTTCCGTGTTTCTGATAAACACAGGCAAATTATTGACAAACGTAGTTTCGTCGTTTTCAGTGTAGTCTTTTATAGCCTGTTTTAGAGTTGTATATGTGTAGCTCATGTTGTCACCGTGACCTCTCCTACAGACCCTTCAGCCTTTAGTCTATTGCCCGTAAATCCTAAAGCATCGCCACGATAACCGACAGGATTAAACCCATATTGTATTGAATTAATCTCTGTTTCGTTTTGTTGCGGTCTTGGATCACGTAAAGCCTGTGGATCGGGCCTTACCCTAAGAGGCTCAAGTTGAGGTTGCTTGCGCTCCCATTCATCTTTGCCAACTAATAAGCCGTTCCATTCTTTTCGCATGTCACGCAAGCGGTATCTAAACCCAGAACGGTCAGATATTCCATATGCCCACTTGCCTGTGGCGTACCTAGACATACCTATAGTTCCTTAAATCTGGCGCAACTCTAAATGAAGCTCTGTCCCTATCTTCATCCATAGCCCTGTTAATTTCTTCATCATATATTGGTTTAAGTATTTGCAACCTTTCTGGCGCTCTTTTCATAGCAATATAATACGCTAATCCCGCAGCTAGGCAGGGGTAAAACCGAAATGGCATGTCAACCGTGTTTATGTAAGTGTCGGCATCATCCATGCGTGTCAAAGCGTCATAGACAATTACATCTGTGCTATTATCAGGCAGGGGCCAAAGTTTTAAATTAGGCGTTATTTGCCTATCTAAAAAAAACTGCGTTGGTCGGCCTGTAGTTGTTTTTGTTGGAATGCTTAGATATTCATCTCTGCTAATTCTGCT